GGAGTTCCCACGGGAACCATGATGCAAATATGGTCTGATGTCGTTCCCTTGGGATGGCTTGAGTGCAATGGTTCCTTGGTGTCTGCCAAGCACTATCCTGCATTGTTTGACAGCACAAGAAGTCTCCGTGGAAGCATTCGTCTTTCCGTGATTACTGGTTCACATTCCATGCTTTCGCTTTCCTATAACGGGTCCATCCCCGAAGGAACAATTCTGACCATCCCCTTGCATGGAACCGTGCAAGTCCTGTCCTGCAAGGATGGAATGATTGTAGTCACATCGGAGAAGGAATTCTCTTGGCTGTCCTGTGCGCCAAACGCCAAGCATGAATTGGTATGCAACGATCCTAACCTGTTCTTCCTGCCAATACGGTCGGAACCACCGTACAAGTGGATTGTTAAAACCTGACCCATCGATTTCAAAGTCTAAATAGCATCGGAGGATTCCGATGGCTGTAGTAAACACTAGGCAGAAACTTGTGGATTATTGCCTGCGCCAACTTGGTTCGCCGGTCGTTCAGATCAATGTTGATGACGAGCAGATCGATGACCGTGTGGACGATGCCATGCGCTTCATGTCGGAATACCATTTTGATAAAGTTGAAAGAGTCTACCTGAAGTACAAGTTGACTCAGGCAGACATCGACCGCAAGTACCTGTTGCTCGAAAGCGACAACACCGAGAGCCTTTCCGCCGATGATCGTTTGCAGACAATCACCGAGGAAGGGCAGTCCGGCACCGTTCCCATCGACAACCTGATTACGAGCGTCACCCGAATTTTCCATATCTCGCAGCAGACCATCGACATGTTCGATGTTCGCTATCAGTATGCCCTGAACGATCTTTATACATTCGGAACCATCGATCTTGTGCAGTATGACATAACGCAGCAATACCTGTCCTTGCTGCGAATGTTCCTGTCTCCCGACAAGCAAGTGGAGTTCAGCCGTGTTACCAATCGTCTTGAAATTCACATGGATTGGAAGATCGTCAAGCCGGGTGGATATCTGATCATAGAATGCTATCGAATCCTTGACCCCCGTGTATACCCCGAGATATACGAAGATCGTATGCTCAAGAAATACCTGACATCTCTAATCAAGAGACAATGGGGCATCAACATGAGCAAGTACAGCGGAATCAAGTTGCCCGGTGATGTCACCCTTCGTGGCGTTGACATCGTGAACGAGGCACAGAAGGAAGTGGACGAAATCGAAAAGGAAATCATAGCGAAGTACGAACTTCCTGTTGATTTCATGATGGGATGACATGGCACTAAATCCATACTTCAACAAGTTCAACAATCTTCCTGAGCAAAACCTCATCGAAGACTTGACTATTGAGGCCATCAAGATACATGGCATCGAGATGTACTACATCCCGAGAACCATGTTGCACAAGGACGATTTGTTTGGCGAAGCGCCGTATTCACGCTTCGCATCATTCAAGATGATAGAGATGTACATGGATACGACAACCGCCTTTGAAGGCGGAGACACCTTTACGAAATTTGGCTTTGAAGTGAGAGACAGCGTGAAGTTCACGGTTTCCCGCAAGAGGTTCAAGCGGGAGACAGGGATGGCTAGACCCATGGAGGGTGATTTGCTTTTTCTGCCCTTGAACAGAGGTCTGTTTGAGATCAAGTTTGTAGAGCATGAGAACCCATTCTATCAACTAGGCAAACTTCTTTCGTACCAGATGACTTGTGAATTGTTCCAATACAGCGAGGAGAAGATGAACACCGGAATCCCGGCAATCGATGCAGTCGAAGAAGTCGCCTTCAAACTTCAACTCACACTAGGAGCAACAGGTGGAACAGGAACTTTTACAAAAGGCGATCTCGTTTACCAGCCTGCGAGTGGGACGACTTCGGGAGTCTTTTCGACGGCGGCTGCAAAAGCAACCGTATATGCTTGGAGTGCGTCAGAACCGACAAACCTTGTTCTTGTGGATCCGGTTGGCGGCTGGAGTCTCACAGGAACAAATCGATTTGTAACCAAGTCGGACAACACAGCATACTACAGAATGGTTGTTGGGGACGAGAAGTTCGGAGAACTCATCGACCATACCAACGAGGCCATTCAGGACGAGGCCGACACCTTCGTCAATTTCAGCGAGAAGCATCCTTTCGGAGAGCCATAAGCAATGTTCAGGTATTTCTACCATGGAACCATCCGAAAGGCAGTAGTTACCTTCGCGAATCTGTTCAACAATATGTACATCGCAAGGTACGACGAAAACAATGTCGAAGTGGAACGAATCAAGGTTCCCATTGCCTACGGCCCAAGACAGAAGTTCATTCGTCGCCTTGAGCGCATCGGCACGGACTTCGACCAAGCCAAGGTGAAGTTGGAAAACTACCTGCCTCGTCTTGCATTTGAGATGCAGAACATCACTTTCGATCCATCCCGAAAGTTGTCTGCCATGAACCAAACAGTAATCTACAATTCGGCAACGAATGCCTTGCGTAGATACGAAAGAGTTCCATACAACCTAGAACTGTCTTTGAGCATCCTTGCCAAGAACACCGAGGATGCATTGCAGATTTTTGAGCAGATCATCCCGTATTTCCAACCCGAATACACGGTGACGGTTGACATGAATCAAACCGACAAGGCGGTATCTGTTCCTGTCGTATTCAAGAACGCCGTGCTTTCGGAAGGAGATGACGGAAGTTACGGAGACTATGGTACGAGAAAGGTCACCATCATGACCCTATCGTTCACCATGAAACTGTATCTCTATGGCCCAATCAGCACACAGGGAATCATCACATCCTCGCAAGTCAACATGTCAAGTACGGGACTTACCTCGGGGTTCGGTCCATCGGGTTCAGGTACATCTGTGGTTTCCAATGCTGTCACGGGAGGGGCTACGGGCTGTGGTGCAACAGGCACCGTCAGCAGCAGCACGAATACATACTAATCAAGGGATTTTATGAATCATGAGTGATGTTGATGATAATCTATCCAATGCATTGAACTTGCCCGAACCAATCAAGGAAACACAAATTGTTCCTCCCGTGGTTGGACCCAAGGAAATAGAGGCACGGGTGGTAAAGCCCGATGCCGAGCGTGACTATGCCGAAGTCAGGCAGAATCTCAAGCGCATCATCGAGAAATCCGAAGAGGCCGTAGAGAACATCCTTGAGGTTGCCGTTGAAAGTCAGAATCCAAGGGCATATGAGGTGGTGGCACAATTGCTTGCGGCATCACTTGAAGCCAACAACAAGTTGATGCATCTGCATCGGCAAATCAAAGACATCAACAAGGAAGAACCGGGCAAGACCACGAATGTGACCAACAACAGCATTTTCGTCGGAAACACGGCAGACTTGCAGAAGATGATTCGCAACCTGAATTCCCCAAAGCAGTTGGAAGAGAAGAAGCCCGACGATGCCTCGTAAGCAAGGAAACACTTACCTTGGCAACCCCCTTCTCAAGGGGCCGAATGTACAGGTACAGTACACCAAGCAGCAACTTGAGGAGTTTGTCCGCTGCTCCAAGGATCCGGTCTATTTCCTTGAACACTACATGAAGATCGTGACCATCGACTCTGGTCCGATGCTTTTCAAGATGTATGAGTTTCAGCGGCAGATCATCAGGGAAATCCATTCCAATCGTTTTGTGATTTCCAAGATTCCCCGACAGAGCGGAAAGTCCACCGTGATGTTGGGATACATTCTGTACAGCATTCTGTTCACTCCCAACTACAAGGTGGCAATCCTTGCCAACAAGTTGAAGACCGCTGGTGAATTGCTGAACCGTCTGAAGTTTGCGTATGAGAATCTTCCCAAGTGGTTGCAGCAGGGTGTAATTGAATGGAACAAATTGAGCATCACCTTGGAGAACGGGTCGAAGGTCGTGTCTTCTGCAACGAGCGCATCTGCCGTCCGTGGAGACAGTTTCAACTTCCTGCTGCTTGACGAGTTTGCCTTCGTTCCTCCGAACATTGCCGAAGAGTTCTTTTCGTCGGTGTATCCAACCATCTCGTCGGGAAAGACATCCAAGGTGGTCATTGTTTCCACGCCATGCGGCATGAATATGTTCT